GACTTTATCGACCCCTCGAAAGAGGAGATTGCGCACGAAAGAGCGCTTGCAAAGGCTGAATCATGAGGTTCCTGAACCCTTGGGTTATCTTGGGCATTTTGATCGCTCTGGGATCGTTTTATGGCTACGGGCACCACAAGGGATGGACCGCCCGGGATGCCGAGATGCAGGTCGAGATTGCCAAAAAGAACGCCGAGGCTCGGCAAAAAGAGCAGGAACTGAACACAAAGCTCAACCAGACATCCACCCAGTTGCAGGAGGCAAACAATGTCGTCACTCAAAAACAGTCTGCTCTTGACCGTGCTATTCGTGCTGGCAGGGTGCGGCTCCCGTCCCCAGGTTGTGTACCAACCCCCGCAAGTACCCCCGCTCCCACCGGAGATAGCAACCAAGCGCGAAGTGAACCTGACCGAGCGGTTGACCAACCTTCTGATGCCGAAAGAGCAACCCTCCTCGCCATCGCAGAAATAGTCGCCCAAGGGGACAGGAATACCGCTCAACTGAACGCATGCATCGATGCCTACACAAAGGTGATGGAGACCCTGAATGCCACGCGCTGACCAACTTCAAAAACTGCACATTGGGCAGGAATGGCTGGAGCCTTTGAACCAGACGTTCGAGAAATTCAACATTGCCAGCGTCCGACAGCAAGCGGCATTCATTGGTCAATGTAGCCATGAATGTGGAAACTTCCGCATCCTCGAGGAAAACCTCAACTACCGCGCCGCCACCCTGATGAAGTTGTGGCCAAAGCGCTTTCCAACCCAAGAAATTGCCAATGCTTACGCCGGAAACCCCAAAAAGATCGCCAATATGGTTTATGCCAGCCGCATGGGCAATCGTGACGAAGCCTCTGGTGATGGGTATCGTTTTCGCGGCCGCGGTTGCATTCAACTTACCGGGCATTCAGGTTATTACCATGCTGGGCAAGGTCTGGGAGTCGATTTTGTATCTCAGCCCGATCTGGTCGCAACTCCTCAGTATGCCGCGCTGACCGCTGGCTGGTTTTGGTCAACCCACAACTGCAATGCCCTGTCGGAGGCTCAGGACTGGATTGCTTTAACAAAGAAGATCAATGGCGGCACAATTGGCTTGCAAGGCCGAATCAAACACATCAACGAGGCTTATGAGGCGCTCAAGTCCTGAGCCACGCCTTGTCTAACATAGGAAGGAAGCCTACAATGCGACATACAAAATGGGGGTACTGGCTATGACAGCGGCAGTGGTCATGACTTACGATTCGCTGGTTGAGAATATCCAGAGCTATTTGGAGCGTTCTGACGCAGCAACCATTAACAAGATCCCCTTGTTCATCATGCTGGCTGAGCAGATCATCGCCAGCCAGATCAAGTTTTTGGGCAACCTGACTGTCAACACCTCGACCATGGTCACCGGTGAAAACGTCATCAACAAGCCCGCTCGGTGGCACAAAACAGTCTCCATGAACATCACTGTTGCCGGTAAGCGCCAGCCTGTGTTGCTCCGAAAGCCTGAGTACCTGCGCGAATACTGGCCCAATCCCGCCTTGGAGGATGTGCCCAAGTTCTACGCAGACTACGACTACACCCACTGGCTGATCGCCCCCACCCCTGACGCTGACTACAACTTCGAGGTGCTGTACTACGAGCGCCTCCAGCCCTTGGATTCCAGCAACCAGACCAACTGGTTCACCCAGTACGCCCCCCAGGCTTTGCTGTATGGCTCCCTCTTGCAAGCCATGCCGTTCCTCAAGAACGATGACCGAGTCCAGTTGTGGCAGACGCTTTATGGTCAAGCCATGGAAATCTTGAAGGCTGAAGACCAATTGCGGGTGGCAGACCGTCAGGCTGTTGCTGTGGATAGTTAAAGGAATACCAGATGACTATTTGGGCTGTCTACATCATTACAAACAAAGCAAATGGCAAACAGTATGTTGGCATTGCTAAAAATTTGAAGCGTCGTTGGCATCAACATATTTCTGCCAATGGAAGTGCTCCTGCCTTGCATGCGGCTATAAAAATGTATGGTGCAGATGGTTTTGTTTTCAGTCATATTTGTAATGCTTTTGACTTTGAAGCCGCTTGCGATATTGAGAGAATGTTTATTCAACAACACAATACCAAGTCGCCAAATGGTTACAACTTGACCGATGGTGGTGAAGGGGTTGTTGGACGACCGATGACAGATGAAGACAAAGATGTTCGCAGAAAAGCAAGCAACGCATTTATCAACTCTTTGTCTCCAGAAGAACGCTCTAAAAAGTATGGCGTAAAAGGCCGAAAGCTCACTTCAGAACAGATTGAAAAAATCAAAGTTTCAAACAAGGGGAAAAACCTTGGGAAAAAGCATTCCGAAGAAACTTTACAGAAAATGTCTGCCGCTCATAAGGCTCGTCCTCGTAAACCCATGAGCGAAGATACTAAAGAAAAGATCAGACAGTCTTTGCTTGGTCGTAAGATGCCAGAGTCAGAAAAACAAAAACATGCAAGTTTTTTGGGTTGTAAACATACCGAAGAAACTAAAGCAAAAATTCGTGCTTCAAACATAGCCACCAAAGCCTTAAACAAGGCAAAACGCCTTGCAAAAGAAAGGGTCGAAAATGACCAGCTATAACAGTCCGTTCGACGGTCAGGTGATCCAGCCGACCGATGTCTCCTATCGTGCCATCACGCTGAGCGCAAACACGACGCTGTCTTGGCCTATCAACGGCAACGCCACCGACAACTATGCCGCCCGGATCATGGATGTCACGGCGACCGCGGGAAGCCTCGAGCTGGCTATGCCGCCGGCAAACCAAACTTCGGTGGGTACGGACGCCCTGATCCGAAACGTTGGCGCCACCAGCTTTGAGGTGACCGATTTTGACGGCAACAGCATCGCTGTCATCGCCGCCGGCAAAGCCGAATACATCTACATCACTGACAACCCCGACACCGCTGGAACATGGGGGATCATTGCGTTTGGCACCGGTTCCTCGAGCGCTGATGCCGTCTCTTTGGCTGGGTTTGGTTTGCTTGCCAGCAGCGGCAAGTTGAATCAATCTCACCCAATTTCTGGTTTGTCTGATGGAATCACATTTTCGACTGTTGACCTTGCGCAGGGCAAGGTTTGGAACGGTGGCGCCGGTGAGGTTTTCTTGCCCCCTGCGACCTCTTTGGGTACAAGCTGGTTTACTCTGCTGAAGAACAATGGAACCGGCACTTTGACGGTGACTTGCAATGGCATTGAAACGCTTGATGGTTCTGTCAGTAAGAACTTTGCTCCTAATGAGTCGGCATTTATCCTTTGCACCGGGTCTTCATACATCACGGTTGGATATGGCGTCAGCAACTTGTTCAACTTTACCGCTTTGGTCAAACCCATTTCAAGCGGTACATACAACCTGACAGCAAATGAAATTTCCAACACCATTCAAGAGTTTGTTGGAACTTTGACGGGAAATGTCACAGTAGTTTATCCGCCTGTGGTGAACTTGTATGTTGTCAGTAACCAGACAATTGCCTCGGGTTATTCTTTAACATTGACCACCGGTAGCGGTGCTGTTGCTGTTGTTCCTTCGGGTAACCAAGCAACGGTTTTCTGCGATGGAACCAATTTCTACAATGCCAACACCGTGCAAGCTGGCGCCTCGTCGCTTTCTTTGGTTGATGGAACAGTCAGCACTCCTCCGTTGAACTTTGCCTTAGAGACGAACACAGGTATCTATCGAATTGGTGCTGGTCAAATGGGTATTACGGTGCTGGGTAACCAAATTGTTGCTTTCACAGCAAATGGTATCAACGTTACTGGAACCGGGAACTTCTCAAATGGAGTGCCTGGAGGTAGTTTCTAATGACAGAAAAAGTTTATGCCCTTGATACCAAGCCTGGAGTCCAGCGCGACGGCACGGACTTTGACAAAAACTTTTACAACAGCGGTCGCTGGGTTCGTTTCCAGCGTGGGCGCCCCAGAAAAGTAGGCGGGTATCGAGAAATTTCAGGCACTTTGGCAGGTCCAAGCCGCGGGATCTATGTCAACCCCCAGAACGCCTTCACAAATGTCTTCAGCGGCTATTCTGATGGCTTGCAAGTGCTCCCGATCGATAACAATGGGGTTGGTTCTGGTGTTACAGACTTTACTCTGTCTAATTTTGACCCGAGCGACTTAAATCTTTGGCAGTTTGACACCTTTAGTGATGTCACAGGTTCCAACAATAACCTGCTCATAGCTCATCCTGGGCAAAATTTGGCTCAAATTGACAACTCAGAAAATACGCCAGTGCTTGGTGGACCTCTTACCGGTACAACGTTGTCTCAAATTGGGTCATTTCAGGACTCAAATGCGTTTTTGAACAGTACAACCTCGGTCACAATCTCCCAAGCAGATTACAAAATTGGGGCTGGTCAAACAGTCACCGGTACTGGTATCCCTGCAAACACGACTGTTGTTTCTGTGGTGTCTGAGGCGCCAAACCTGAGTGGAACTTCTGTCACAGGAATCGCTGGACAGATGGCTTGCACAGCCACCTCGGGTTTGTTTGTCGGTCAATCGGTGACTATTTCAGGCACTTTGACTGGCACGGCTACCGGTTTGGTGAGCGGCGTGACGTACTACATCATCGCCACCAATTACTCGACCACTTTCACCCTTTCAGCCACGGCTGGAGGCTCTGCCATTACAACGACTGCTGGAACCACCACCGGGCTTGTGTTTACGCTGGGTCTGTACACCAAGGTGGTTTTGAACAACGCTGCCACAACAACTGGCAACTCCACCTTGACTTTCAACAACAACATTTCTGTGTCTGGCGGCATTGTTTCGCTCCACCCATATCTGTTTGTTTATGGAAATAACGGGCTGATCAAGAACTGTTCTTCAGGAAACCTGGAAGACTGGGTCTCCACGGACGCCAATGAGGTCAACATTGCCACCGGCAAGATTGTCCAAGGGCTACCCGTTCGAGGTGGTTCAAACGCGCCTTCTGGTTTGTTTTGGAGCCTGGATAGCCTGATTCGCGTGTCCTACAACCCCACCACCATCAACGTGGGCACAACGGCTGTTACTCAGTATTGGCGGTATGACATCATCTCCAGCCAATCATCCATTCTGTCAAGCCAGTGCGTCATTGAGTATGACGGCATCTACTACTGGATTGGTGTTGACCGATTCCTCTTGTACAACGGCGTTGTCAAAGAAATCGAAAACGACATGAACCAGAACTACTTCTTTGACAACCTGAACTATGCTCAGCGTCAAAAAATATGGGCGACCAAGGTTCCCAGGTATGGCGAGATTTGGTGGTTCTACCCCCGCGGTGATGCCACGGAATGCACAGATGCCATCATCTTCAACGTGCGTGAGCAGTGCTGGTATGACGCAGGGGAGGCTCTTGGCGCTCGTCGATCTGCGGGATATTTCTCTCAGGTCTTTCACTACCCAATCAATGCTTCTTGGGAAAAGAACCTTGATGGCGCAATTCAAACATCATCAATCACCGATGCAGGGTCTTCCTACACCAATGGTACTTATAGCTACATCAGCTTGAGTGGTGGAACCGGAACTGGAGCAACAGCAACAATCACAGTTTCTGGTGGTATTGTGACGGATGCCGTCATTGAGAACAAAGGGCAAAATTATGTGATTGGCGACGCTTTGAGCGCCAGCATCCCTGGGGGAGCCAACTTTGAATTGACTGTTGACAGTATTGAGTCATACATCAGCCTATACCAACATGAATTTGGTACTGATGCAATCAAGAGTGGATTGGCAACAGCTATTGAATCATATTTTGAGACCAATGACTTGGGGTGGGTGTCTGGTGGTCCTTCTCAACCTTCTATGGAAGGCATGAATCGATGGATCCATTTGGAGAGGGTTGAGCCTGATTTTATTCAATCCGGAGAGATGGAGTTGTATGTCACCGGACCGCCCTATGCTGATGAGTCAAGCAAAAAATCTGGACCTTATGTGTTCCAGTCAAATACCGGAAAGATTGACTTGCGTGAGCAACGTCGTGAGATGCGTTTGATTTTCCGAAGCAACGTTCAAGGTGGAGATTACCAACTTGGTAAGGTTCTTCTGAATGCCAACATTGGTGACAAGCGAGGCTATTCGACATGAGTAATGTTGCGCTTGTCTATGATCCTCGGTATCATGATTTCCAGTCATGGGCGTGTCTCATGGTGGAGCTTTATGGCGCGCAAAACTTGATTATTCCGGACAACTCAACCGATTGGGTTGAGTGGGCTGAGGGTTTGAAAGCGATTGATGTATTCACAAATGAAGGCATCCCTGGTCCGCGTGGATTTGCCGATTGGCAATTGTGGGCGCAAGAGCTTGTGAATGCTGTGAACCCGGGAAGTAATTGACATGACAACCCCACTAGAGCAAGCACAATCTGACGTCCACAATGCGATGCAGATTTATCTGGGCAAAGCAAACTTTGACCCGGCATACGATGCCAACAAAGATGGCAAGATAAACTATGAGGACGTGACCGCCTTGAACAGGCAGTACGTTCAAATGTTGGATGATCGGGTTGCTGAAACAAACTCCATCTTGAAGGCTGGAGAGGGCAACAGGAACTTCTTCCAAGTCACCCGACGGGACGTAGATCTAAATCCTGAACTATCAGCTCAACAGCTTGCAAACAACACAGTAGTCAATTACTGGAGCCAGCAGTCTGAGCCTTACTCCCGTGTGATGTCGGCTATAAATAACGGCACGGCAAAATTTTCTCAAATGCAAGTTGGCGAAAATGAAGGCGGTAGTCCTATTACAGAGCTTGTATTGACTACTGACCCAAAGAATCCTGATTGGCGCAACTCGCTCACGCTAAAACCTACGGGGACGCCAAATGTCTATCAGTTTTCTGTTTACAACCAAGTCGCTGCTGGCAATATCTCTGGCGTGTTGGTCGGAAATCCTGAGACTGGGTTTGTTGCTCCAATATTGAATGCCTCGACGCAATTTGCCTATACGCCGGGAAGCCCTGGCGGTGTGATCCGCAACATCGTCAGCGGCATCACAAGTGGTGTCAGCAGTCTTGGTCCTTTGGGTGCCGTTGCCTTAGCGTATGCCACAAGCGGTTTGAGTGCAGAGCTTGGCGCCGCTATGGGTCTTGAAGGCGCTGCCGCAACGCTTGTGGGCAATACGCTCTTGCAGACAACCCTGAATGGTGGTGATGTTGGCAAGGCTCTGACCAACTCTTTGATCTCATACGCTGGCGCCAGTGCTGGCGGTCTTGCTGGTCAGTTTGCCAAGGGTGGTGAACTGGGTGAGTTTTTGCAACAGAACCCTCAGTATGCCGCTACGATTGCCAACACGGCGACCAGAGCCGCTTTGACCGGTCAGAGTCTGGAAGATGCGGTGAAAGCCGCCACCATCTCTGTTGGGACTGATGCCGCTCTGAGTAAGATTGATGCGTTCAATGGTCTTGATAAGCAGACCCAGAACGTGATCCGCAACGCTGTTGCCGCAGAGCTTCAGGGCAAGGATGTCAACCTTCCTGGCTTGCTGACAAACGCCGCCATCAATGGTGTGACGTCATACGCCCTGAACCAGAACGAAGACTTCAAGAAACTTGATCCGACTCTCAAGAGCCTTTTGGTGACTGAGCTTTCTGCTGGTTTGCAGGGCAGACCTCTGGATCAAGCCGCCATCAACTGGGCGATGAATCAAGGAACTCAGGCTATCAACAAAGCCGTGATGTTCCCGAATGCAAGCGCATATGCTCAGTACAGCGGTGACATCAATGCATACACAGCCGCTGAAAACAACAGCATGGCGATTGATGCTGGTTTTCCTGACTACAAGACATACCAAGAGTACGGCGGCGACAGGGATTTGTTCACTGCCACGCAAGCTGGATTTCCTGATGTCAAAACCTTCCAGCAGTATGAGGGTGACACGCAGAGATACCAGTTGGACAAGAGGAACGAAAAGGCTGTCACTCTTGGTTTTCCTGATGATGAAACCCTGCAACGTTATAACGGCGACGTAAATCTTTACAAGAAAGACCTTGTTGCTGAGCAGAACCATCAGACCATTCTGGACACATTCCGTTCTGTGTTGGGTCGTGATCCCACGCCAGAGGAATATCAAAGATTTGCTGGTGAGAATGCAATCAACATCAAGCAAAACTTGGTTCCATCTGACTTGTCAGAACAAGGCAAGCAGAACTACCTTGATCTGATCAAACAAGGCACTGATGCCACCAATGCGTATTCTTTGGCGAAGGCGTTTGACACAAACTACTCTCGTTGGTCTGAGGCGGATCAATATGCCAAGTTAACGCCTGAGAACACAGCGTTGCTTGATGTTCTTCAGCCTGGATCTGAAGGCTTTATGACCAAGTTCAATGACATCATTGAGAAAGAAATTTCTCTTGGTGACAAAGGGAACATGATTCCTTTGGGCAATGGCATGTACCTGAACAACGAAGTTCTTTGGAAAAAAGATGCCAATGGCGATTGGAATGGAGAGGTTCTTTCCCAAGATCAAGTTAAAGAATACAGTGATTGGGCGGACCAATACAAAAAAACACTTGCCACCACTGATACTGGAACCAAGACCACAGATAGCGTGACTGGTGGAACTGGACAAGACACTGTCTCCGGAGGATCATCAACAGTAACAACTCCGGCTGGTGATATTTCTTCTGCTGAAGGATCAAGGCTCAAAGAAATTGGCGCTTTGCTTGGCTTGGGGACTAATGTTCCTGACGCCATCAAGAGCGCATTGTTTGGCAGTGGATCTATTGGCGCCGCCGATGGCGGGTTTTCTTTGATTACTGTTGACGCTCCTTTACGAGAGCAGGTTTTGACTTTTATTGTCAACGATCTGAACAACCCAAACTCCCCTCTCACGCCAGAAGAAAAAGAAACGTTCAAGACGATTGCCGAAAACATTCAGACGTCTCTTGACCAAACAAAAGCAGCCGAGACTACTGACACCACGAAGACGACTGTTGACGTCACCAAGACACCGGCAGACGTCACAAAAGTAACGCCAAGTACATCAAGCACCACCTCAAGCACTTCAAGCACATCAACTGCCACAAGTGATGGCGGTAGCAGTGTTGTCGGTGGAGGCGGAGGAGAGGGCGGTGGTGAAGGCGGTGGTGGTGGAACAGATGGTCAGTCTGGAGTAAGCACAGTCATTGGGGCAACCAATGGCACTGGAACCACTTCTGCGACAGGCTCTACCGGCTCTACCGGCTCTACGGGGTTTTCTGGGGTTACCACCATCACTGGCGAGTCTGGTCGCTCAGGCTATTCAGGGCTTTCTGGAACCTCGGGTTTGTCTGGCTACTCGGGCTTGTCTGGCTACTCGGGTTTGTCTGGCGATTCAGGCTACTCAGGTCGTTCTGGCTATTCAGGTCTATCCGGTGAATCAGGGTATTCGGGCTTGTCAGGGTACTCAGGTTTATCTGGCGACTCAGGTTACTCTGGGCGTTCAGGGTATTCGGGTGAATCAGGCTACTCCGGAATTTCAGGTATCTCGGGCTACTCAGGCATCTCGGGCATCTCTGGGATCTCAGGTTACTCCGGCATCTCGGGTATCTCAGGTTACTCAGGAATTTCAGGTATCTCAGGTTACTCAGGAATTTCAGGTATCTCAGGTTACTCAGGCATTTCAGGTATCTCAGGTTACTCAGGAATTTCAGGTATCTCAGGTTACTCAGGCATTTCAGGTATCTCAGGCTACTCAGGAATCTCTGGAATCTCGGGTTACTCAGGCATTTCAGGTATCTCAGGTTACTCAGGAATCTCTGGCATTTCAGGGGTTAGCGGCTATTCTGGTCTAGTTGGTAGACCCGGTCTTGATGCTACCTCTACCGCTTTTGGCGCACAGTTTGGATCTGCCGGCACTGGCACTGGTTCGACGCCCCCTCCCCTTCAGGCTCAATTTTTAACATCAAAACAAACCCCATACCACTTTACAAGCCCTCTGGCGGCGGTCCTTGCCTTGTCAAAAGCCATGGATACAGAGGAAAATCGGGCATCGCAGGGTGAAAATACAATGCAAACACCACATTACAGTTATGGCAACGTCAGCTCAATTGATGAAATTCTGGGTCTACCCGGCAATTTCTCTGCGCTTGATGGAAACGGAGAGACCCCCGCTGACGTTGAGGCGGCTACCGGCGGTTTGATGGCGTCTCCGTTGATGGCCGCGGCTGGTGGTACGACTGGCACCAGATACGGCAAATACGCCGCTGGAGGGCTTCCTGGCAACGTCATTCACCACTCGGGTAAGGCTCGGGTTGACTTCCGCCGTGGAGACGCTGTAACGGGCGCTGGAGATGGTCAGAGTGATGACATCCCCGCTATGCTTGCCGATGGGGAGTTTGTGTTCCCTGCGGACGTTGTGGCGGCTATTGGCAACGGGTCGACCAAGGCTGGAAGCGACAAGTTGTATGACATGATGCACGGCATTCGCGCGCATGTCCGTTCGGCAAAACCCAAAGATTTGCCCCCTGAAATCAAATCGCCCTTGGATTTCCTGGGCAAAAAACATAGAAAGGCTTGATCATGCCGGATATTTTTCAAGGCGTTGCCGCACCAGACGTAAACACATCCAAGACTGTTGGCACTGAGGCGCCAAAGTATTACGGCGACTACCTCTCCGGTATTGCCGCTACTGGAACTTCGATGCTCGGGAAATCGGGGACAGATCTTGTTGCTGGCATGACGCCTCTACAGTTGGCGGGCATCTCTGGTACGAGTGGCGCCGCCATGGCTTATCAGCCTGGACTGTCTGGAGCCGCCGCCGCCGCTTCTACTGCCGCTGGTGGTCTGACGCCAGAGAACATCCAAGCCATGATGAACCCGTTCCAGGCGAACGTGGTCAATGAGATGGAGCGTCTGTCCAACCAGCAGATGCAACGCAACCTGTTGCCGGCATTGAAGGGCGCCTTTACCTCCACTGGAGGTTTGGGTAGCCAGCGCATGATGGGCGCTCTGGGTCAGATGGGTGCTGATGTTTCGGCAAACCTGACTGGATTGCAAACCAAAGAGATGGAGACTGGATACCAGAATGCAGTGACCAACGCTTTGCGCAATCTGGAGGCTCAACGTACCGGTGCCGCTACGGAAGCCGATATTGCAGGCAAGGCGCAAGAGCTGGGACTGACGGGGCAGAATGCCATGATCAAGGCTGGCGCGCTGGAGCAAGCGCAAAACCAAGCCGTGCTTGATGCGCCGACCAAGCGTGCCGCAGACGTTGCCGCTCTAATGAAGGGCTACAACGTGCCGGTGACCACAACAGAGACCTACCATGGTCCTATGGCAGGCGTATATGGCACATCTCCGCTGGCTCAATTGACAGGCTTGGGCACCTTGATTGGCGCCTTGAATACTGCTGGCACAGGCTCCAGTGGTATCACGCCTTGGCAAAACATCATGCGTGGCTTTTCTGGCATAAATTGGTCAGATCCATCTTCTTGGTTTGGCTCGAATAACTCTTCCAGTTCTTCTTCCGGAAACGATTTCAATGTAAATCAAACCGTGCAACAAGAAAACGCCAACAATAACAACAATACATATGAATGATTGGATCTAATATGGATGGCCCACTATCTCAATCTAACGCCGGCAAAATTGACACATCCCGGTTTGATGCCTCCCAAGACGCTTTGACCAAGGCTTATGAAAATTTAACGTCTGCGCTTGGAGCAAGAAACGAGGGTGACAAAACAAGAGAATTGCTTTTGGCAATCTCTCAAGGAATGTTGACGCCCGGACCTACTGGCTCTTTTGGCGAAAGCCTTGGTCAAGCCGCCGGTAATGTCATGAAGGTTCAACGATCACAAGAAGCCGATGCTCTTGAGAACGCCAAGATGCGTCTTGAGATGGCGAAAGCTGGTCGTGGTATTGCTCAAGAGCAGGCTGTCTCTCAAGCCATTCCGCAGATTTACAGACAGACAGAAGCCGGCATGGAGGTCAACCCCGAGGCTCTGCAAACTTTGGCTCGAGTGACTGGCGATCCAAAGTATGTGGAAATGCTGTATCAGCACGATAAGACAAAGAGACTTCGTGAAGCTGGTCAAAACGTCTTTACTCAGATTGTTACCAAAGGTGAAAACGGAGAAGAAAAAACATCATATCAATTCAATCCAAACTCTGTGTTTGCTCTTGCCAAAGCGTCTGACAATCCGATGGAGACGATTGCCAAGTATGCCGACATGGTGCCAAAGCTACGCAAGGCTGGCATGTTGAAAGACCTGTCTGGTGACATCTCTACCCCGTTTGATGCGATTGCCCTAATGGCGGCAAATTTGGGATCTGCTGGTCCTGCTTATGCTGAACAAGCAAGGCGTCTTGCCAAGCAATATCAAACCGGCATGATTGATGACGACAAAGCCAACACGCTTGCCACTCAGATGATGCAAACCTTGGTTGCATCTATGGATCGTCAGTCTCAATTGCAAAACACCAAAGTCATGCAAGAGTTCCAACGCATGATGTCTTTGCAAAATTTTGAGATGAATCAACAAAAGCTTGAAGACAAGCGCAAAGAGCAAGAAGGCAAGTTGACCGATGAACAAAAAGAGACCTACAAAAAGATCATCATTCCGATTGTCAATGAGGGCGTAAAAGGAAACACCGCATTGATGCAAGTTGAGCGTCTTTCCAACGTAATTCAAAATGCTCCAAGCGGAACTTTGCAAGGTTTGTATGCGTCATCTATTGGTCGTTTGTTTGGCACGGATGACAACACCGCACTGCGTGAACTTCAAGGTCTAAGCAAGGGTTTGATCCCAATGATTCCTCGTTTGCCGGGGTCTGCGTCTAACCTTGACTCAAATAATCTTGAAAAATCTGTCATGCAGTTGTCTGACCCGACGCTTACCAATAAGCAACGGGCTGATTTGATTGTTCAGATTAAAGATGGATTTAAGGCATTGACCGACAGAGCTGAGTCTGTTCAAACCCATTGGGATTCCTACAAAAAATTTGATCCCAAGATTTTGAACCCTGAACCCGCAAAGCCTGCCGCACCAAAATCGGGTACTCCTGCGGCTTCTGTAACGCCACCTGCCTCTGCGGCGCCAGTACTTCGATGGAATCCGGCAACAAAACAATTTGAACAATGAGGTGACGTATGCCGCAAGTCGTTGACGTTGTTGGATATGGAAACATTGAGTTCCCTGATGGCATGAGCAAAGCCGATATGGCTGATGCTCTCAAAAAGTTGCCGCCTAAGGAACCCGAGAAGAAGAAGGTAGAAGTATCCGAAGCGGATATGCGCAAGCAGACAAACCCGTTTGCAGATTCTGAGACCGTCTACGACCCCGTGAGCGGCGCACCGATGGGGACTGGTGCTGGTGCTGGCGCTACCCTGTTGGCGGGCGCCACGGGCGTTCTGAACCCGATTGCTGGCGCTTTGCAGTTCGCTGGTATCAACAAGCCCGCTCAGAAGCTTGCTGAAATCAGCAAGACAGCCAAGGAAATTGGTGGAACCCCCGCCAAAGTAGCCGAGTTTGCTGGTGAGGTTGGAAGCCCTTTGCCTATCAAGGGCGGGAATGTTGTTGAGGGTCTGCTCAAGAAGACGCCTTTGGCTGGTTCCGTGATGGCTCGCACTGGCGCTCAAGGCGCTGTCCAGGGCGCCCTCAGCCCCACCGAAGTGACGCCGGATATGTCTTATGCCGACATGCTAACCGAGAAGGCTAAACAGGCTGGTACGGGCGCTGGCTTTGGTGCTGTGGCTGGTAAGGCTGTGCAAGCCGCCATGGCGCCTCAAGTGTCCGACAAGTTGCAAATGCTCAAAGACATGGGCATGAAGTATTTCACTCCCGGGCAGTTGTCAAGCCAGATCCCAATTGTCGGCAAGGGCATGCAAATGTTTGAGCAGGGCTTGACCAGCTTACCGTTCTCTGGTGCCATGATCCGTCATGGTCTTGATGTCAGCGCTCAGGACTTCAACCGCGCCATGGCAAACCAAGTCCTAAAGCCCTTGAATGACAAAGTTCCCAAGGACATCAAGGCTGGCAACGACATGGTGGATTACATTCAAAACGCAGTCTCTGACGCCTACCGCGGCATTGAAAAGAAGATCGACTTCCGCAACGTCATGAACCCCAAGACCAAGCAAGACACTGTTGGGTTCTTGCGGGACAAGTTTACTGATGTTGCTCAGGACAAGCCCATTGAGCATCAGAAGGTGATCTTTGATGAGCTAAAGTCCGCTTTGTTGGATAGCTTAGAGCGCAAGGGTCGTTTGAGTGGAGAAGAGTTCAGGATTGCCGAGAAAAACTTGGGCGCCAAAGCCAACGCCTACATGAAAGACCCCAAGACGCAAGACATCGGTATTGCCCTGCGTCAGATGCAAGATTCTTTGCGCAACGAGTTGACCATGCAGAACCCGAAGGTTGGCAACGAGCTTCGTGCCATTCATGACGCATTCAAGCGTTATCTGCGGGTTGAGCGTGCCGCCGCCTATCGTGGTGCGGCGGAGGGCGTTTTCTCCCCCCAACAGTTCCAGTCCGCAACCGAGGCTCTGGCTGGTCGCCGTGGAGCCGCTACGGGGCGTGGAATGATGATGCCTGAAGCTCAGGCTGGCGTGGATGTGCTTGGCAAGACGATGCCCTCTAGCGGCACCGCAGAGCGCCTCCTGACCGCCTCACAAGCCGGCAAAATGGTTGGCATGGGTGGAGCAGAGGCGGCGGTTGGATATACGGCGCCACAGGTCATGGTGCCCTTGGCTTTGACCGGTATGCTGTACAACCGACCTGCCATGAACTTGATGACCAAGCTGGCAACAGATCGTCCGCAGGTTATGAAACAAATGGCTGGACCACTGTCCACCTTGGCGGCAAAGAGTGCTGGCGTTCAACAGCCTCCTCAACCAGTGGTGCCAGCCACAACGCCGCTTGATTGAACATGCCGTGTCTCCCGGCGTGTACCGAGTGCAGTTGCCACTTTTACTCGGTCTGTTCGCCCCCAGGTTCATCGCCTGGGGGTCTTTTTAAGCGTGTCCTCCAACGCATCCAAACAAAAGCATGGTCTTCTCTTGCATGTCTTGCATGTCGTCCATGGCATGTGTGTAGCCCTGCTCCCAGATCAAACGGATGACCTTGGCTTTGTACGCCTCCTCGGACTTACATCCGCGGTCGTACAAATCCGACAGAGTCTTGATCTCCTCAAGATTCCATTCGAGTTCGCCATTGTCATTGATCTTTAACAGGATCATAAAAACCTGTGGATAGTTAAATTAACCCCAATTGTCGAGCCGCATCCACTTCCATGTCAATCTGACGCAAATCTGACTGACTGCCTGGGAAACCATAGTTGCATGCTATTTGGTCACGAACAAGGTGGTATCTCTTGGCGTCTTCCTGTGCCTGCCGAAGCATTTCAAGAAAGACTGGAAGTTGAGAGTGGGTCCAGCCATCGCCAAAAAGCTCGGTGATGAACTGGACTGGGGTCATAGTTTGCCCCGGACTTCTTGTAGCTTATCAGCCACATGGGAGTTGAGGGAGCGGACAAACTTGATGCACATCTCACGCTCGAGCTTCACGATAGCTGGAGCCGCCGCCATGATGAAGGCGTCTGCCAGCTTTTGGAGGTCTTCCTCAAGGAAGTTGTGGTTCTCCTCAAGGTGGGCGTCTCTGAACGCCTCCTTGATGCCTTTGAGGTCGAGGAACGGGTTCATTCTGGGTACTTCTTGTATTCTTGTTGGACGATGCTGGGCAGGCTTCCAAGGCGCTTGACGTACTGTCGCAACCCCTTGGGCATGCCGCCCTCCTTGGCGATTTGCTTCTCGCGCTTGTTCATGTACTCGCGTTGCATGGCGCGAACTTGTTTGCGGTTACTCATGCCGGTTTCCTTCCTGGACGTTGCTTGGGTGTTCCATCTTTTTTCAAACCCCATGGAGCCTTCTTGGATTTGCGCTTGGGAACTTTCACAACTTCGGCGCTCCAGGTCTTGTGTACCTCATCAAACTCAGCGTTGATTTGTTCCATAACATTTTGAGCCACTATTTTTTTGGGGTTGGTGGCAACAGGCAACGCTCGATCCCAGTACAGCTTCTCAGCCAACAAATAGCCCTCCAGCACCCAGATCTGGCGGAAGGCATCTTCAAACGCAATGTCTCGACCCATGATCAGGTCAAAGTTGTCGATGTCAACGCATGCGCTGAAACCTTTGACAGTGAAGCCATTTTGAAGCGTCAAGATGCACAAAGTCGATCGACCATCGGGCAACACGATGTATTGCTGATCAACGATCTTTTCCTGAATGCCCATTTTTGTGACTTTGTTCTCCATTTTTTCTCTCCTTAAAACCAACCAAACCAAAGACCGGTTCCGTGGACACAGCCAACCGGGAAGAAGATTGCCCCTGCCAACAGGAACAACCACGATGCTGTCTTGATGCAAGCGATGACATGGGTGAGCCACGCACCGATTACCCAGACCACGACAATGAAGGGAAACATTTCGCTCATGCTTTGATCTCCAAACCGCTCTTTGCAAACCAGAACATGCGCAGAGCATTGAACATTTCCCAGCCACGCTTCAGCTCAGCTTGGGTCCACTCTTTCACCACCACCATTCCTGGGACAGTCACAGAGACAAAGACGTTGGCGCACCGAGCCTCGGGGATGCCAAGCCCCAAGCGGTATGCCGCCAACTGCATGCAATGCTCATCAAAGGCGTCAACCTTTGCCGGATCGCTGAATTCCTTGGTTTTGAAGTCAATCACCACGCCGTTGCCATCCTTGGAGTGCAGGTCAACCTTGCCGCCAAAGCCAAGCTTGTGGGCAAAGGACTTCTCGGTTGCCCAATTCAGATCGCCAAAGACGTTCTTGACCTCTTCTGCCGTGCCCATTTGGTGCTCGACATAGTCAGCATGCATGACGCCCTCATACCAGCTCTCAAGGGCTGTATGGACGTTTGTGCCACGCTCAGCCGCTTGTTTTGCCTGTTCCTTGGAATCAGCAATGATGCGCTGGACGTAGGCGCTCTCAGGCTCGTCAGGCGCCCGGGGTAGAGTCAGAGCCGCCAGAAGCATCTGATTGAGCTTCCAAGCCTCTAAACCGGGCTTGGCGGCGCAGGACATGATGGTGGTAACCGAGGGAACCAAACTCATCTTGCGTGCGTCACGCAGAGTTGTAGACCGCTGTGAGCCATCCTTGGCTGTCACGGTGTATTGGGGGGAGCCATCAAGGTTGTACCAATGAAGGCTCTCTGCGGCTCTAACTACCATTGTCATATGTGCTCCTTTTTCCTCAAAACTCTTTGTTGTTTGCCAGACCTTCCCGCTCGGCGTTCTCCGGTATCTTCAATCAAACCCTTGTCTAATAATGCCCTGTACCGAGCGGTGACGCTTGAGTACGGAAGATGACTAAACTGGAACAGGATTTGGTCGCTGATACAGCCCTCTTGCCCATAAGCCGCTATGGCTTCAAAAACCATTCGCTCAAGGCTTGTTGTGTTGACTGATGCCGCCGCCGCATGGCTGGTGTCTGGATCGTTTCTACGAACCAGCTTTTGGGAGCTTGTCCCAAAAACCGGTTGCGCAAACAGATCCATGGTGGAGGTATCTGTTGTGTTCATGATCAGAAGGGCAAATCATCGTCCATGTCATCAAATCCAGAGGTGGTGGACTTGGTGGGCTTGTTGCCATGGGCTTGCCACTCGGGGCTGGCTTCAATGGTCTTCTTCAGGTAGTCGCCAAACGTGGAGAACATCTCCATGTCAGGTTCGCTGATGACGAACATCTCGCACTTGTTGTGTCCTTGAGGAATTCCCGCTGATTTGACAACTGATGGAACCGGTGTAACGGCGGTCACGTTGGCATACACGCCACCCTTTTGACGAGGCTTGTGTTGTACGGTGACCATGCACCACTTGTCCAACACGGTTTCAATGTTAAAACGTCTCTGTTCCTCTTCGCTGAAAGGTTTGTTGCGCCACCGCTCCAAATCCCTGCGTAGATTGGCTTTCTCACCCCAAGATAGGGTGTAGTCTTTGGTGATAACCATGGGTTCACCCTTTTCGGTGACCATGGGTGTGCCATCGCTGTCATCTCCGTGGACTTCCCACACAAACTTTACTTTGCGTAAGAAGTTGACTTTGCCTTCGTACTCGGACTTTTGGGTGCCAAGGTCGATGATGCGGTACAAACGGGCGAGATGCGTCCCTGCGGGAACGGGTTTGAAATTAGATTCACTTGCTTCTACGATAAAACTCATTTTGTAACTCCAGTTGAAAAAAAGATGTGATGGTTTGTATATGTGATTACTTGGTTGATTCCTCCCAGTTCCCAAAAAAGATTGCAACACCAGCCTCAGCGGGAAGCTCGTAGCCTCCAGCAAAGATGTGATTGATGTCGATGCGCTCGTTCAAGCCCTCACCGATGCCGGCGTAGTAATGCAGACGCTCCTCTATGGGGTCATAGCACATGACAAATCCGAGCTTGCCTTTTGTGGTTTCGTGCCACACCACGGATTCAAAATTCATTCAGGGTCTCCATACAAAAACATCAAGTGCCAAGACGACGGCGGCAACGACGAGCATGAACACATGCCAGCGGACTTGCTTGAAATCTTCTTCGCTCATTCCAGCCCCTTGATGACAGCGCAGGCAATCACGAACACCGTGGCAACGGCGGCGATGATGTATGCAATGGTTTCGGAGATGTCACCCTGACGTTCACCCAGCAGAACAGACTGAATGCTGATCTCTTCGGGAGTGGGGGTGTGGGGAGGAGGTGTGTACCTGCACCCAATTTGCAGACCGGACTCGGTCGTGTACGGCGTTATCTTCATATCGTTCCTTTCATGAGCGTGCTATCGACGCAGAATCGATTATATGACAGTGTTAAACACCAATATTAGGACAAACCCTTGTTTTATGAAAATAAATTGCATTGTGTTGTTTTAACACTGTGATATAGTTTCACTCGTACCCGATAGGGTTCAACACGCATGGGGATTGGGTGAAGCTCTGAAAGCCTTAGCAAGTAGGGTAGTAGCTCAGTCTCCAGTCGTGTTGGTGAAAAGGGTGAGCGCCGCCGCATAGGCTCTAATCATGGATTGCGGCACACCAACAACCAACACGCATGGGGATTGGCGGTATCGCCCGTGAAAGCCAACATCCGTTGGATACCAGTCCCCAGCCGTGTTGGGTGTTAAGCCAGCATTCGAGGATGTTGACGCAGGCGGTTTTCTGGCTTTCCCGTCTGCCCTGTTGAAGACCAAATCGAATCCAACAAAAAACTGAGAGACAACATGACATTGACCGAATATTTCAGCACAGAACCTCGAGGCGCCAAGGTGGAGATGGCACAGTTCCTTGGCATCACCATGACGTACATGAGCCTTCTGATCCACAACAAACGCCGTCCCAGCCTGCCTATGGCTCTCAGCATTGAGCGCGCAACCCAGGGCTTGGTCACTACAAAAGATTTGCGCCCCGATCTGGTTTCTGTTGACATGGAGAAACTGGCGGCATAAGATAAAGTTTTGAAACCGGCTAGGTTGGAAGTCATGAGCCAACCGAAAAGCGAACCCACCCCGCCTGCCGTAGTTTCTTTAAGGGTGGTATTGAAGGCGTGGGAATGCACTATTACCAATTCAACATTGGTGACTATCAGTCACATACATCCCATCTCACTGAGATGGAAGACCTTGCCTACAGGCGTTTGCTTGATTGGGCATACCTTCACGAAGCACCGATCCCCTTGGATATCGAGCAGATCTCTCGTTTGATCCGCATGCGTTCGTATAGCGATTGCATTGCGTCCGTTCTGCAAGAGTTCTTCGTTCGCACAGATAGCGGATGGATATCGCATCGTGTTCAGCAAGAAATTGAGGCTGTTGGTACTAAAAAAGAGAAGGCAAGAGCCTCTGCCAATGCAAGATGGAATGCGAAAGGAATGCGATCGCATAGCGAAGGCAATGCTCCCATAACCCATAACACAGTACCCAATACCCAAGACCCAGATTTAACAGGTACTAACGTACCTGTACGTCCGGCTGATGCCGAACCAGCCCAGAAACTGCCGGAGTGTGACCATCAAGCCGTCAGAGAGCTGTACCACCAGATCCTGCCAAACCTCCCCGCCTGCGAAGTCTGGAACGAGACCCGTGCTGGTTACCTGCGACAGCGTTGGCGCGAGGTGGGCATGGACATGATCAAAGACAACCCCGAGCAGTTGGTCACCAAGGAAATGATGCTGGACTTTTGGAGACGGTATTTCATCCATGTCGGCAAGTCCAAGTTTTTGACGGGCAGGGCGCCCGCAGGGAAGGATAGGAAGCCGTTCCTGGCTGACCTCGAGTGGATCATTCGCCCCACCAACTTTGCAAAAATCATTGAGAAGCGTTATCACGGAGACTGACCATGGCAATCACAAAATTTGACTCATACGCAAACGAAGTTCAAAAAGAAAACGAGGAGTACAACCGCCTGCTGTGTACCGCAAACGGTTGTCCAATGGAATGGACTATAGACGCCGGCAAACGTTTGTGCAGTTTCCACGCATGGTCTGACCCGCACAAGTGGCCGCGCATCACTGATGAGCTGATCACCAAACAAGCCCTGGGCAACCTGCCGACCTTCCAAAAGGTTCAGGACGCCGTCAAGAAGCCTGACTTCAACGCCAAAACCCTGACCATCGCTGAGAAGCAAGCCATCCTGCTGGAGCTGAAAAAAGTTGTGCAGGGCTTTGCGACCAGAGACCCCAAGGAATGGGCAAGGCGCCTGAAAGCCAAGGAACTTGCCGGCGAACGCCTGAACAAAATCCAGCGTGATGCGTGGAGGGATGCCCTGGGAGAGCGTGCATGAACAAGATCGAATTTGGAGACTGCCGGGAAACCATGCGCCGTTGGGCGTCAGAGGGCATCAAGGCGCAGACCTGTGTGACCAGCCCTCCCTACTTCGGGTTGCGAGACTATGGGCACGATGGACAGATCGGAATGGAGGAAACGCCCGAGGAGTACATCACAGCCATGGTCGAGGTGTTCCGGTGCGTCTGGGATGTTCTCGATGATGACGGAACGCTTTGGCTCAACATTGGCGACAGCTACAACGGTTCTGGTGGTCAAGGGACAAAACCAAACATCATGTCGAAAGAGGCGGCAGAGGGTCGAGGAGGGAAAGCAATCAAGGTTGATGGAATCAAATCTAAAGACCTGATTGGCATCCCCTGGATGTTGGCGTTTGCCCTTCGTGCCGATGGTTGGTATCTGCGTCAAGACATCATCTGGCACAAACCCAACCCTATGCCTGAGAGCGTTCAAGATCGTTGCACCAAGGCGCATGAGTACATCTTTTTGTTGAGCAAGTCTCAAAAATATTATTACGACATTGAGTCTATTCAAGAACCTGCAATCTATGCCGGAGATGACAGAGGATCAAGGGGAGACTCACGTCGAGGTACTGAAGCAAACTCGATGTCTGGAAAAACTGGTGAATTTAGAAACAAGCGAAGCGTTTGGACTGTAACCACAAAGCCATACGATGGCGCACACTTTGCTGTATTCCCGCAAGACCTGATCGAACCATGCATCATGGCTGGCGCACCTGTTGGAGGGGTTGTGCTTGATCCGTTCATGGGTAGCGGAACCACAGCTCAGGTTGCACAGAACCTTGGTCGCAAGTACCTTGGCTGTGAATTGAACCCTGAATACAAACCCTTGCAATACAAGCGCTTGCGTCAACTGTCACTGGAGCTGGAATGAACTATGAGCAAGCCACGAAAGTCCTCGACCAAGTTCGTGCTGGTCAAGGGTCCGGCTTTGGAGAAGCCGAAATACTTCTCGCCCTTTGGCACACCGGAGATCTTAGACCACCTGAAACAGTGCGAGGCGCGCGAGTGGATCAGGAGATACCGGGCGAAGATTGGAGAGCTAGGGTCCGTGCAAGGGCGATCATGGTGGGAGAAAGTCAAAGATGACATCGGTAAAAAACGAGGCAAAGAAGGTCTTGATGACCTCATTGGGCGAATGGAGCGGGAGCGAAAAGAAGGTAATAGTGCTGGACTTCCCTCCCAAAGACCTGTTCCCCAACCGCGCCAGCGGGAAGCATTGGGCGAGCCTGTACAAGATCAAGTCGGACTACCGGGAGTCGAGCACATGGCTGGCGAAGAGCCAACTGGGGGACTGGAAGCACAACGGCAACCCCCTCAAGCTGACTTTGACTTTTCACATGCCTGACAAGCGCTGGAGAGATGCGGATAACTGCCTTGCCGCGGCAAAGGCGGGGATGGATGGGTTGGCTGATGCATTGATGGTCAACGACCGCATGTTCAACCCGATCATGGTCATTCGCATGCTTGGAGAAAAACCTGGAAAACTCATCATCACACTGGAGACAACATGATTTCAAAATTCACAAAGAACAGCAAGATTCATCAGGCGCTTGACTGCCTGTACCGCATGCCCATGGGTCCGACCGAACTCAAGCGCGCAATCAACTTCACTGACTCAACGCCGAAGTTCGATGCGGCAATCATCAACCCCTTGATCAACGAGCGTTTCGCTGTGCGCAAGGACTTGAAATACTTCATCACCCCCAGCGGCTTGGACAAGTTGATGGACCTGGGTCAGATCAAGCAACGCATCCCGAACTCGAGCAAGGTGATTGGCAACGGCATCTATGACGGGGCTGAGCTGAGGAAGAGCGTGGAGCGCCCGGGGGCAGATGACCATCTGAAGTACCCCAGCCGGCAGAACGACCGCCTGCACTATCGTGACGGGAGAATCGAGCATGTCTGAGAAGTTGATGCAAAACTTTTATCCAATTCCTGGGTGGGAAAACTATGGCATCTCAAAAAATGGTGATGTGTCCCGCATAAAAGCAGGTGTGCGAGGAGCAACTGCCGGACTTGTATTAAGTCAATCAATCCATAAAAAAAGAGGATATTTAACGGTTCGTCTGTACGACAAAGACAGACAAAAAACATTTGACGTTCATCGTTTAATGGCAATCACATTTTTAGGAGGCGTTCCCAAAGGTATGAACGTATGCCACAACAATGGAATCAAAACAGATTGCAGGCTTGAAAATCTTAGAATTGACACACAGTCTGCAAATTGCGCAGACAAATTGATGCATGGAACAGACAATCGGGGGCAAAAAAATGGGAAAAACAAATACACCAACGAATTTATTTTGTTGTTGAAACAAAAGCTGGCTGACGGTCAAAAATCAATTGATATTTCTCGTGAATTTGGTGTTCCTTATTCTCACGTTAGAAACATTAAAAATGGATACAAGTGGAAATGGTTGGAGGTATAAATGGAGACACCTTACAAAGCAGTTGACTTCATCATAAAAAACTCACCGCTTTATGCGAAGGCTAAAGCCGATCGAATTTTGCTTGAAGAATTTAGAAAATCAAAAAAAGCGTTGCTGATGAAGGATGCCTTAAAAAATGGAATAGAGGCGGCTAACGCACAAGAACGAGAGGCATACGCAGATCAAGAGTACATTGATCTTTTGCATGGTCTTGCCGCCGCCATTGAGAAAGAAGAGTTGCTCAAGTGGCAGATGGAGGCGGCTCGAATGAAGACCGATATTTGGCGCACAGAACAAGCAAATGCCCGCCTTGAAACAAAGGTAACGGTCTGATGAACAACAAGCTCACCGCAGATGAGCGCAAGCACCTTGCTTTGGTCAAGGAGTTGCCATGCTCTGTTTGTGATGCGCCCCCACCATCAGATGCCCACCACATCAAACAGCATCGGCAGTACACCTGCGTAGCCCTGTGCAAGTCCTGCCACCAAGGGGCGCTCATGGGATGGCACGGGCAGAAACGGGCTTGGGCCATTGCCAAGATGGATGAATTGGACGCCCTGAACGTCACAATTCAACGTTTGTTGCAAAAAACACCATAGATTAGGGTAAGTCCCTACAAAATAGTCTGAATACTTATTGCCGGTACGTTTAACTCAGTTACAATAGAGGCACGATCAGCAAGATCGGAACGATAAACCGAAAGGAACTGACATGAACGCAAACGACATCTCCCTGACCCAAGTTGACACCCTGGGCATGCTCCTGGCTCAAATCGCTGAGCTGACCGCCAAGGCTGACGCCATCAAGGACAGCCTCAAGGATGCCGCTACTGCTGGTGGCGCCAAGGTCGTTGAGGGCAACCTCTTCAAGGCAACTGTGGTCGAGTCCAACCGCAAGGTCACTGACTGGAAAGAAATCGCCAAGATCTGCAACATCCCCGAGGATGTGATCATCGCCAACACCAGCATCACTGCTGTGTTCTCCGTCAAAACCACCAGCCGTTAAGGAGACCAACATGGATGAGCAAACCAAAATAGAGGTGGTGGTCATCCACCTTCCTCAAGAGGCGCTGGAGTGGCTTGAGCGGGCGCTTCAGTGGCCCGAAGACCTTGAGGCGTATGACAGGCTCAACGCGCCGATCAAGGCAACGCTAGAAGGTTGGATCATTTAACAAACGGGGGTATAGCCCCCCTCCTCAGGAGAACATCATGGAATTTTCAATCTCAGTTAAAGATGACGGATACGCTCGTGTTTTTATCGATGCTTATGACGACGACAAGGTTTGGCTGTCGGTCTTCGGTCGCCGTGGGAGCATGGCGGTTGTTTTGAACAAGGACGAAGCCAAGCAAGTGCTCGAGGCTTTCCAGCAACTGGTTGGTGAGAAGGAGGCGGCATGACTAAGATGACCGAATACATCGCTGGCTTCAACGACGGCTATGCCTTCGTGATGCATGAGATCGAGATGCTCATGGTCAAGGAAACGCCAGAAGGGCGTAGAGCGCTTTCTGACCTTCTGGACCACCTTGGGTATGCCGAAGCCCAAAAAACGCCCCAAACGCCCGTTTTGATGGCACAGCGGGGACGTAAGGTAGCCAATGACAAAGCTTGAGCAACAAATCCGCGAAGCCCAGAAGCTCATGAGGGCGGGCTACTGGGATGCCGCGGATGACCTGCTCGATCAAATGTTGAGCAAAGTCCTCCACTTGGAGAATCAGGTGGAGGAGCTGAAAGCTCAGGTCAAACAGCAGAAGATGACCATCAAGCAGATGGACCGCCGGATCATGGCAAACGACCGGTAGAAGGGGAAAAAACGACATGAAACAGGAATGTGTCGCAAAACCACAAGGAAACGAACACATGAGCATCACCGCAATGAAACAGGCGTTGGAGGCGTTGAATGGTTTGATAAAGCGAACAAGTGGGCAAGCAATTTATTCGTTTATGGAAACTGAACGGCGAATTGCGATTGCCGCGTGTGTTGGTCTACGCCAAACCATAGAGCAGGCTGAGAAGCAGGAGCCGGTGGCGTGGATGCATACAAAGATAGAGGGCGTTACTGTTCCACATCGACCCGCTGATTTGGATAAGCATCCTGATAGGTGGGAAGCCTTGTATAAAACACCACCACCGTGCCCAACTTGTGAAGCATTGGCAAGAACTGTAATGATGGATCAAACAGGGAGAGACTAATGAGGTCAGATTACTG